GGTCGTACGCAGAACAGCGGGCCGGTCATGGCTTGATCAGCCTTCAGCTTTCCAAAGCTGACCTGCAGGCCTTCGCCGACTTTTCGAAGCTGGTGCCCAAAGCTGCCGCCAATGCCCAGCGACGGGCCATCAACAAGACACTGGGATGGTTGCGCACGCACATCGCTCGCGAGGTCGGCCGCAAGGAAGGCATTGCCATGCGCGCAGTGCGACAGCGCTTGAGGGCCTATTCCGTCAAAGGAGGCAGCACGAAAGGCAAGCTGTGGTTCGGCCTGAACGCGCTGGAGGCAAGTCGTACCGGCCGCGCGCGCCAGACAACTTCGGGAGTGTCCGTGGGGCGCCGCCGCTATGCCGGTGCGTTCTACAAAACGGTCTATGGCGGGAAGGATGACATCTGGATCCGAACCGCCAGCAAGCACTTCAAAGCCAGTGATTATCCGGACAGCGAGGTTTCGAAGGTTTCGGGTGTCAGCTCCGGCTGGATCTCCGAAAACGACAGCCGTTTCCCGCTGGCGAAAGCCAAGGTATCGATTGAGGACGCGCAGTCTTCGTTCGATACCTGGGTGCGCAAGGCAGACGCCAGGCTGCTGGAGATACTCAAACAGGAAATGAATTTTGAGCTGCAGAAGTATTTGCGAGGGAATGCCCGTGGATGAGCAATCGCTTACCTTGGACCTGTTCTTCAAAACGGTGGAGCGCCGTATTGGCGAGCAACTGCCAGGCTTGCAAACCGTAGCCACGTGGCCCGACATCCTGGATCGCGTTCACCTGCCTGCCTTGTTTCTGGAACTGGCAGAGGTCGAACCCGGCAAGGATCCAGGCACCGGCCAGGTCGGGCTGGAGTGCAGGATGCACGCTTACCTCATCATCGCGTCCGAACTGCCCCAGCATCATCAGCAGGCCGCGCAATTAGCGACACAGCTTGCCGTGCTGCTCCGCGCCCAATACTGGGACCTGGAAGACATCGACGCCGCCGAATTCGTGCAGGCAGGCCCGGACTGGACCAAGCCGGAGCTCGACGGGTACACCGTCTGGAAAGTGGAGTGGACCCAGCTGATTTATCTGGGCAACGAGCAATGGCCTTGGCCGGACGCCGCTCCATCGTTCCTTGAACCGGAGCTGAACCCTGACGATGTTAGGGTCGAGCTGATGCGTCCGTGAGCCGCGAGATACTGGCTGAACATGACCGGATGATCGCCGCCATGCTGATGCCGGGGCATGTAGTGGCTGTTGATACCGTCGAGGCCATGGTGCGTATCGATTCGCGCGGTTGGGTCAGTCCTTGGGTTCGCTGGCACAGCCTTGCCGCTGGCAAGGCGCGGCACTGGCGAGCGCCAAGCCTGAATGAAAAGGGCACGCTGATTTGTCCGCACGGCCAGCCGCAGTTGGGTCGGTTTATTCCAGGACTGTACAGCGAAGCCTTTCCTCAACCCGACAACCGGGATCATGTTGAGGTATGGCGATTCGAGGACGGCGGCTCGCTGGTTTATGACTGGAAGGCAAGCACGTATGACATCACGCTGCCTATGGGCACAGCGACGATCAGAGTGGGCGGCTCAGTCTTCACCATTACGGACGGCGCAGTGTCGGTAGACGCCTCGTCGATCAAGCTGAACGGCAACACCGAAATCAACGGTACCTTGCTTGTGTCCGGGGACATAACCGGCCTCGGCATGATCGTCGACACGGGGGGGAACACGCCAAACCACGCACATTAACCTCGTTCAATCAGCCCGCTTCGGCGGGTTTTTTTTATGCCCGGAGAAACCATGACGACTAAAAAGGCCAACGCGCAGCTTATGGACGAAGCGCCTGCAACAGACGCCGGCGACAGTCCACCGACAGCGGACGAAAACGCAACAACCGTGTTTCGCGACAAGGTGTACACCTCGCGAACGCTGATCCTGTCTGATGGCTCAACGGCGTCTGTAGTTGCGGGAAAGATCGAGGCCAGCAACGACATGCTGCTGGCGCTTCTGACCGCTGAGCCTGATTTCGAACCTCTGCCGAGGTAAACCCCAAATGATCGGAATGGACCGCGTTACAGGCAAGCCGCTGGCAGGCTTGGGGCATCTTCAGCAGTCCATCGGCGACATCCTCTCAACGCCGTTGGGCAGTCGCCGGATGAGGCCTGATTACGGCAGCAACCTGCGTCGGTATGTCGACCTTCCCGTAACCGAAGGCTGGAAGGGCGCCGTTCAGGCCGAGGCCGCTCGCGCGCTCAGACGATTCGAACCGCGCGTAGACCTCTCGAGCATTCGGGTGATTGCCATCCTGGGTGGGACCATCTCATTTCAGCTCGCCGTTGATTATCAGGGTGACCGCAGGGTTCTGGAGGTGTCCGCATGAATCCAGTGGATTTGTCCACGCTACCCGTGCCGGAAGTGCTGGAAACGTTGGACTTCGAAGAGATTTACGGAGACCAACAGGCGATCTTCGAACGGCTGATGGAGGGCAACTGGACCGCAGCGCTTGAGAGCGATCCGGTCGTCAAACTGCTGGAGGTGGGTGCCTATCGCAAGATGACCAACCGGGCGCGGGTCAACGACGCGGCAAAAGCGCTCCTGCTGGCCTATGCGAAACGCGCTGATCTGGAACATCTTGCGGCGCGGGTCAACCTCCGGCGTCTGGTCATTCAGGCGGCGGATAATTCGACCGTGCCGCCAACGGCTGAGGTGCTCGAGGAGGACGATGCTCTGCGCGAGCGGATCCAGATGCGTTGGGAAGGCCTCACCACGGCAGGGCCGCGCAGCAGTTACATCCTGCATGCACGAAACGCCACCGCGCTGGTGGGCGATGCAACGGCGGAAAGCCCTTCACCAGCGGCAGTGGTTGTCACCATTCAGCACCTGTTAGGCGATGGGACGGCAGACGCCGAACTGGTGGCACAGGTGCAAGCCTATCTGAGCGACGACAACATCCGCCCGCTTGGTGACAGGCTCACGGTGCAAAGTGCCGAAGTGGTGCCTTACACGATTGAGGCGGTTGTTCACCCGGTAGGGACCGGATCCGAGAACGAAGCCATTTTGATCGAATGCGAAAGCCGACTGGCAGCCTGGATCAATCCACGTCGCCGCCTGGGCGTTGAAGTCGCAAGATCAGCGATCGATGCCCAACTGCACATCACGGGTGTGCGGCGAGTGGAGCTGGTGGATTGGCAGGACATCGTCCCGACCAAAGCGCAGGCGGCGTACTGCACCGATTACAGCGTGAGGTTGGGGCCGTGACATGACCAGTCTCTTACCTAGCAACAGCACCCGTCTGGAGCGGGCCATAGAGGCCGCGACCGACGATTTCACCCCCGTGCCTCTGCGCAATCTTTACAACCCTGACACCTGCCCGGTGGCCTTGCTGCCGTTTCTGGCGTGGGAGTGCTCCGTGGATCGGTGGGACGAGAAATGGTCGGAGCCGGCCAAGCGCGCCGCTATCCGGTCATCGTTCTACATCCATGCACACAAAGGCACGATTGGCGCTATCCGGCGAGTTGTGGAGCCGCTGGGCTACCTGGTCGAGGTACTGGAATGGTGGCAGACCGTACCGGAAGGAATTCCGGGAACGTTTGCGCTGACAGTCGGTGTGTTGGAAACAGGCATCACCGAAGAAATGTACGAGGAACTGACCTGGCTGATCGATGACGCCAAGCCGGTTTCAAGGCACTTGACCAGTCTGGCAATCAGCCTGGAAACCACAGGCACGCTGTACCTTGCCGCCGCGATCTGCGACGGCGATGAAATCGACGTTTACCCGCCAGCGCCGCGCGACATTGAAGTTGGCGGGAGCTTCGGTATGGGCGGGCGGGTCACCACCATTGATGAACTGGATACTTACGGATGATCGATCAAACCTCGCAGTTTTTTGCCATTCTGACGAATGTCGGCGCGGCAAAGCAGGCAAACGCCGACGCCCTCGGCTTGCCGTGGAAGATCGCACAAATGGGTGTAGGGGATGCAAACAATACGGATCCGGTCCCTGATGCCACGCAAACGAGCCTCATCAGGGAGCGCCGCCGCGCGCCGCTTAACCAACTGAGCGTCGATCCCAACAACTCGGCAATCATCATCGCCGAACAGACCATTCCCGCTGAGGAGGGCGGGTGGTGGATCAGGGAAATCGGACTGTATGACGTGGACGGTGACCTCGTTGCCGTCGCCAACTGCGCCCCGTCGTTCAAGCCCCTGCTGAATCAGGGTTCTGGTCGAACACAGGTAGTGCGCATCAACTTGCTGGTGAGCAACTCCAGCAACGTCGAACTGAAAATCGACCCCAGCGTCGTACTCTCGACCCGTGAGTACGTCGACCTCATGAGGGTTCGGATTCTGGGCGAACTGGCGACCCGAGTCACAAGGGTTGAGGATTCCAGGTTGCTCACCCCTAAAGATATGGGCTTGGTGCTGATAAACGCGGAAAAAGGTGAACGGAACATCACACTCCCAGCCACCGCGTCTGTTGGGACTGCCGATATCCTCGTACAACGTCTGGACAACAGCGGGAACCGTCTCAATATTCGGGCATCCGGCACCGAGAGAATTCTCTTCCATACCCACCTCACCCCGTATGGCTACCCCTTCTTTGTACTCATGGGGGCGGGGGACTGGTGGCATCTGCGAAGCGACGGTAAGGGAAAGTGGTGGCTGATCGGTCGATACGACAATTCCCCGTTAGGCCAGATCGTCACAGAGACGACTTTCAGTTTTCCTCCCGGTGGTTACGGAGCGGCGAATGCGGCGCTGCTGGTGCGGACCGAATGGCCCTGGCTATGGGACCACGCTCAACAGTCCGGAATGCTGATTGAAGATGAACAATCTGCTTTCAAAGACGGCTGCTGGAGGACAGGAAACTCGAAAACAACGTTCCGTCTACCCGAGATTCGCGGCGAGTTTTTAAGGGTTCTGGATGAAGGGCGCGGCCACGACATCGGTCGAGATCCCGGCAGCGTTCAGACTCAGGACATTCAGGGGCATTCCCATACAACCCCGATCAACATGGATTACGGCGGCAGCGGTGCCGGGAACGCAGTGTGTGGTGACGAGAATAGATACGGGATGATCGAGTACGAATCCAGGTCAGTCGGAGGCGCTGAAACGCGGCCTCGCAACGTGGCCTTTCCCGGACGAATCAAAATAATTTGAGGTGCTAATGGCCGTTTATTTACTGGACAGCGATGACATCTGTACCGGCCCCGTCTCGCTCCCTGTCATTCCGGGGATCGGGAACCAGTTACCGGGCAACGCAGTAGAAATAGCCCCTGAACTGCCCTTGCTGCCGGGTCACGTCTGGGTATGGCGGGACAGCGCTCCTCAGCAACTGCGTGACCTGCGAGGACCGGTTTACCGCAAAGACAGCGGGGAGGTTCAGGAATGGAATGAACTGGGCGAATTGCCTGAAAACCTGACCGTGGACGTTTATCCCGGACCCTTTCACATCTGGACCGAAGACGGCTGGAAGCTGGATCAGGTGGCCGAAAAAGAAGCGGCGATACGTCACGCTCTAGCCATCCGCGATGGCCTGATCTTTGAAGCGGGCGTGCGCATCGCTCCACTGCAAGACGCGGTGGATCTGGATAAAGCGACTCCGGAGGAGGAGCAAGCGTTATTGCTTTGGAAGAGCTATCGGGTCGATCTCAATAGAGTTGAAGACCAGGACAATTTTCCCGTCGACATCGAGTGGCCTGTTGCACCGCAGGTTCGGTATGGCGGTGCGATGACACGCCGTTGATGTTGCCTGACTGACAAATTCATTACTTCAAGCCCCGCAATGCGGGGCTTTTTCTTTTCTGGAGAATGCTCAATGAGCTCCACCGATTTCTTCCACGGCGTCACGGTTACCAACCTGGATGTCGGCGCACGGGTGATTTCACTTCCGTCGTCCTCAATCATCGGCGTGTGTGACACCTTCACGCCCGGGCCGGGCGCAGAGGCGACGCCGACCGCAGCAGCCAACGAGCTGAAGCTGATCACCAATGAGCGTGAGGCCGTTGCTGCATGGGGGCCGGACGCTGCCATCACTAAAGCGTGTAAAGCAATCTACACGCGGGCGAAGGCCGTCATCATCGGTTGCGGCGTCGCCGTCGAGGCCGATAGCGCGAAGCAAACCTCTGCAATCATTGGCGGTGTGTTGGTCTCCGGACAGCGTACCGGGTTGCAGGCGCTGCTGGACGGCAAAAGCAGATTCAACGCTCAGCCTCGCCTGATCATTGCCCCGAAGCACTCAGCGACACAGGCGGTGGCGACCGCGATGGACGCTCTGGCTGACAAGCTCCGGGCAATCGCTATCATCGATGGCCCCAACACCACCGACGAGGATGCGCTGGAGTACGCGGAAAACTTCGGCAGCAAGCGGGTCTTTCTGGTCGATCCTGGTGTGCAGTTCTGGGACACCAGCAAAAATGGCACCGTTGACGCCCCCGCGTCGGCGTTCACTGCCGGCCTGTTTGCCTGGACCGACAACGAATACGGCTTCTGGGCTTCACCTTCCAACAAGGAGTTCGTCGGCATTACCGGCACCGGCCGCCCGATTGAGTTTCTGGACGGCGACACCACCTGCAGGGCCAACCTGCTGAACGCCGCAAACATCACCACCATCATCCGTGATGACGGCTATCGCCTTTGGGGTAACCGCACCCGATCCAGTGATCCCAAGTGGGCCTTCGTCACCCGCGTTCGCACGATGGACATGGTGATGGACGCCATCCTGTATGGCCACAAGTGGGCAGTCGACCGCTCCATCACCAAGACATACATCAAGGATGTAACCGAAGGGCTGCAGAACTTCATGCGCGATCTGAAAAATCAGGGCGCAATCATCAACTTCGAAGTGTATGCGGACCCTGAGCGCAACACGGCCAGCCAGCTTGAGCAGGGGAAGGTGTACTGGGTCATCCGGTTCACCGATGTGCCACCTGCAGAAAACCCCAACTTCATCGTCGAAGTCACCAATCAGTGGCTGACCGAAGTCCTCGATAACGCCGCATAAGGGGCCGCTCAATGATTCCTCAAACGCTCTTCAATCAGAACCTCTTCATCGACGGCATCAGTTTTTCCGGCGACGTGCCCGAACTGTCCTTGCCCAAGGTCAAGGTCAAAACGGAAGGCTATCGCGCTGGCGGCATGGACGGTGAGATCGACATGGACATGGGGCTGGAAAAGCTGGAGTGCTCTTTCAGCACCAACGGCGTGCGTAAAGAAGCCCTGAAATTCTTCGGCCTGGCTGACCAGACCGCTTTCAACGGCTCATTCCGTGGCTCGTTTAAAGAGCAGAAAGGACGCTTCGTCGGCACGGTTGCGACGATTCGCGGAATGCTCACTGAGGTCGATCCGGGCAGCTGGAAGCCGGGTGATAAAGCCGAATTCAAATACGCGATCAGCCCGTCCTATTACAAGTTCGAGATCGATGGCGTCGTGATCTACGAGATCGACCCCGTCAACTCTGTTCGGGTCATCAACGGCGTGGACCAGCTTCAACAGATGCGTAATCAACTGGGCTTGTAAGGAGATCCCATGAAAAACCCGACACTCAACGCGGCAAAACCTGATGCCCTGCCAACCTGGCTGGCGGTGACCGACGCGGGTGTAACTATCACCTTGTCCAGTCCCAGGCCGTTCAACGGGATCACCGTGGAGAAACTGCACATGCGCTCGCCAAGCGTGCGCGAAGTGCGCGCCTGCCAGAAGGCCCATCCCGCCGATGAGCTCGCCGTGGACGCCATGTTGTTTTCGAGCCTCATGGACATTCCGGAAAAGGAGCTGATGGAACTGACCCTCAAGGATTATGAGCGCGTAAAGCGTGGCTATTTTCGTCTGGTCGATGAAGACGAGCTTTGATCCCTCGACGTTGCGACACCTGGCAAAGCGACTGGCCCGGGAAACCGGGTTTTCGCTCTCTGAGATCGAAACGATGCCTTTCTCCGACATGGTCTGGTGGCTCACCGAGTGAGCTGCCCGTCCACGGATGGTTAGAGCCCACGGGGGTGATAAATGGCAAAACAACTGGCGATCGGGCTGGTGATCGGCGGCGCCGTGAGCCGGTCCGTCGGCGCGGCATTCAAGGACGTTGAGGGCAGGGTCAAGCGACTCGAGTCAACGGCCAGCAAAACGAAGGTCCTGCAGTCGGTTATCGGCGAAACCCGCAAGCTGCAGGATGAATGGCGCAAGGCACATCAGACCGGAGCATCCACGGCCGAGACGTTGCGCAGACGGCTCGATACCAATCTGGAGGCCCTGCGCAAGCAGGGTGTCGAGGTTCGCAATCTCGGCCGGGCTTATGAGCAAATGGGCAGGAAAGCCCGGTCGGCTGAGTTGAAGTCCGTAGGGCAGGCTCAGATGCGGCAGGGCGCCGTTGGGTTGCGCAACACTGCAGCGGTGGCGACAGGGGTCGCTGCTGCAACCATGATCGCCCCGACGAGGGTCAGCGCTGAGTATGGCGCGGTCATTCGGGATATTGCGATCAAGGCGGGTATCGCGGGTACTGCACAGGAAAGACAGATGTCCTCGACCGTCGTCGAGACATCTCGCAATACTGGCATGGCGAGAAACGACGTGGCAGATGTGGTCAATGCTCTGGTCGGTGCGGGCATGGACCTCAAGCAGGCTATTCAATATGCGCCGGACGCCGCAAAGTTCGTGGTCGGGCAGGGCGCAGACGCGACCGACACAGCGAAGATGATCAATGCGCTGGGTCAGAATGCCAAGATCACAGACCCGAAAGACATGATGAAAGCCCTGGAAATCATCGCGTTTCAGGGCCAGGCCGGGAGCTTTGAGGCCAGCGACATGGCCAAATGGCTCCCGCAGCTGTTGGCACGCATGGATAAACTCGGCATCTCAGGCAACGACGCCGTCGTGCAGTTAGGCTCGATGCTGCAGGTCCAAATGAAGACAGCCGGCAGTTCTGACGAAGCTGCCAACAACCTGAAAAACTGGATGGAGAAGATCGGTACTACCGACGTCGTCAAGGCCTACAAGGATGCAGGCATCGATTATCAAGCCTCGATCAACACCGGCCTGCAAAACGATAAGTCCACACTCGAATCGAGTTTCGAGCTGGCTCAGCGTTACATCGAAGCGACCGACCCTAAAAAAGCGGCCGCGATGTCTGAGGCGATGAAAAACATCAGTCAGGAAACGGATCCGGCAAAAGCCCAGCGGATGATCATCGCCTTGGAGCAGGCACTGCGCACTGGGGATCTGTTCGCGGACATGCAGGTGAAGGCGGCTCTTACCGGTTACGTGCAACACAAGCAGCTTTACCAACAGCTGAAGAAGGAGTCTTCGGAAGCGTCCGGAATTCTGGAGAAAAACCTCGCAGAGAGGCGAGAGACTTCTGCGAACAAATGGAAGGAAACCGGGCAGGCGATGGACGACGCCTTGCGCAGCGCTGGCGATGCGATGCAGCCCGTAACGGACAGGCTGGCGTCCGGGCTGACGCGCGTCAGCAGAAGCGTTTCGGACCTCAGCGACAGGGCGCCGGCGCTGGTCACAGGGTTGCTGGGAGCAGGCGCTGCCGTCGCCACCATGGCTGCCGCTTACTCCAGCTTCAAAATCGCGAAAGGGGTCATGAACATCGGACGCGGCACCCTGATGGGTAATCCGAACATCGTGCAGAAGGTCGCGGTGGTCAACGGCCTGGCGGGTGGTCTGGGGACTGGCGAAAACGACCTGACAAGACGCGGAGGCAAGGGACGCCGTGGACGCGTTTCCCCGAGCACCGCAAGTACAGCGGCCGGATCAGCCAAACCCCGCATGCGTGTCTACCCGGGTGGTGCAACTGAAGCGCCGAAGTCCCTGAGCAGTTGGAAACCTCCGACGTCAACGCCGGTTAGCTCGAACGCGCTAACGCCTGCGGTCAAGTCTTCTGGTTCTGTGTTACGGGGCTTGAAAGGCGTAGGCAGGGGGAATGTCGCAACGGCTTTGTTCGAAGCCGCGCTCAATACAAAAGACGTGTACGACAATGCTCAAACGCGCGATGAAAAGGCCGAGGGATATGGCGGTGCTGCAGGAACGCTTGCCGGAACCCTGGCCGGCGCGGCGGCCGGGGCTGCAATCGGGTCTGCAGTCCCCATCATCGGTACAGTCATAGGCGGACTCATCGGTGGCTATCTGGGTAGCAAGGGCGGCGGCGCCTTGGGTGGCGTCGTCGGCAAATCCTTGTTCGGTAGCACTGCAGAAGGCGTGGCGAGCGGCGATAACCGGTCCACGCCGCTCCTGATGAGGCCCCGACCTGGTCCGGCCGTGCCCAGTCTTGCGAGCATGGGCGCGTCATTCGGGTCGGGCGTTCCACTGGTAACACGCACGGCCTCATCCTCAATGCCTGGTATGAACGAAGTGGCCCGTTCTTTGAGGGAGGCCGACGCCAGAGCGTCAGCGTCAACGCTGAAAGCTGCAGCCAAGACTTCACCGCAGAAGCAGGACGCGCCGAAGATAGATCAGAAGATCACCTTGTCACCCACGTTCACTATCACCGTACAAGGCGATGCCAAGGATCCTCAGGCATTACTCAACAAGATGATGCCGGAGATCGAGCGTCGTCTTGCCGAGACAGCGCAACAGGCTGCCCGGCGCAACATGACCGATGAACCGATCATCTAAGGAGGAAGCGTGGCGTACATGGAAAGCCTGCAATCTGGCCTCAAGTACATGGTGCAGGCCGGCGAAACGGGGCGTAAGGATCTGGACGGGATGCTCGGTCCCGTGAATGGCGCCATCGGTGAAATCACCGGCGCCGCGGATGAGCTGGAA